ACAAATATTCCCCCTTAGCTCAGTCGGTAGAGCGACGGACTGTTAATCCGCAGGTCGTTGGTTCGAGTCCAACAGGGGGAGCCAAGAAATTCCCGGTATTCGATACGAATACCGGGTTTTTTCTAACTTTATTGAATACTTTCTAATTGCCGATTTTTGAAAGTGGAACAATTCTGGAACACTGTAAAATATCGTGGAACACTGCCCGGTTTTGACCGGGCTTATTTTATGCCTTTTTCCGAAGTAAAACATCTGCAATACATTCGGATGCCTTTGCTTTGTTTTCTTCTATGATGTGTGCATAGAAATTTTCCGTGGTGCTTGCGCTTGCGTGGCCCAACTGCGCCGCAACCGTTACAATGTCTGTTCCGTTACCCAGGAGAACAGAAGCGACGGTGTGTCTGAACGCGTGGGGATTGATATGGGGGAGATTATGACGTTTTGAAAAATCACTTAGCCAAGCGGTGATGCTGTCAGGATTCATGTGGTTTCCGTTATCCTGGGTGAACACAAAGCCGGTATGGATCCATCTGTCACCGTTGGCAATCTGCAGCACAAGCTGGTCATGTTTATGCTGCTTTAGAAGATTTATTGTTTCTGCAGGTAATGTAAGATACCGGGTATCTTCTGTTTTGGTTGTAGATTCATACACTCCCTTGCTTGGGGATACGATCAAGGCCCGGTCAATGGTTATGCTGCTATTTTTGAAATCCACTTTATCCCATTTCAGACCCATTATTTCACCCCGGCGGCAGCCGGTGACAATCATCAAATGAGTGATAAGGCGCCACTTGAGTGGCTCAGCCTCCAATGCTTCCAGAATATCGGAAACCGTTTCCGGTTGGAAGTAATTGGGGGCTTTTTTTGTTGCCTTGGGTGGTGTGGCTTTTTCGGCGGCAGAGTATGGAACAATCATTTCCTTTTCTGCTTGGCCTAGAATTATTGAAATAAGTCGGTGATATGCCAAAATGGTTTTATCTGCAAGTGGCTCTGTATTTTGTTTTACGGTGAATACTTCATCCATTGGCATTCCTATGGCTTTTGCAATTGCTACGGCCTTGGCTTCCTGTATTGGTTTGCCAAGGGTTGCCGCGCTTACAGTGGAAGCAGCAACGCCTGCTGCTTCACCAATTGCGGCACGGGATGTTTTATGCTCCTTTATCCAATCAGCAAGATCAATCCGAGCGGTGGCGCTACCGGCACCGATTCTGATTCCCGGTTCAGCTAGATTCTTATAAAAAGCATTCAAATGCTGTGGCCTTATATCTGCGAGTTTCATATGGCCGATTGCTTGGTTTATCCGGATCAGCAGCTCCCGGTATCTGTCAATTGTTTTTGATTTGGCACCGGCGCTTTCTTTCAGATTTATTACATATTTTGCGAATTCGGCAAAGGTCTGCCGGTTATCAAGGGAAAAGCCCTGGGCAATGGATTGTTCAAACAATACTGCTTCCTTGTTTGCTGCCTTGTCAGCTTGTTTTTCGGTCATGCCCGGAGGTGGCTTCCATGTCTTTTTGTGGGTAATCCGTTTTCCGTTGCAATCAAAACCACCGGAAACGATAAAGCGATATGAAAGACCGCGTTTGCCGGTATGCTTTTCTATGTGTGCCAATTTTGCACCTCCCAATTATAAAAAGAACGTTTCTTTAGGTTCTTTCTCGTATTCTTCAAGCCGTCTGGATATCAAGGACAAGTATTCTTCCTCAGTTATTCCGTTATTCTTTTTTGTTTCGCGTAAACGAATCCATTTTTCAATGAATGTATCAAATTCCCGCACGCCTTCATCCATAAACGAAGTGAGTTCAATGGTATATGTTTTGCTTTGTGGATATCCTTCGGAAGTATTCATTGATACATTTAGGTTCAAATTATCGACTGCATCAACGAGTTGTTTAACATATTCCTCAATGCTTTTGTGTGGTGTGGGGAGATCATCACCAAATATTATCCAATCGGTAGTCACACCGTATAGAACAGCCATTTTTTTCAGTGTGGCCAGCGGAGGTGAATTCTTGCCTGTTTCGTATGCAGACAATGTTTGATACTTTGGGATTCCAAGTTTGTCGGCAGCGTAACCTTGTGACATTTCATCTCCGTTTACTTTACATGCCCTTCTAGCTTTTGCAAGTCTTTTCCCAATGTCCTTTTTTAGTTCATCATTATGGTTATCCATATTATACCTCCTTTTGTTGTATAGTATCATGGAATTATTGAGATGTCAATAATAACATTTATAATAAGGTTATATGATGTAAACAACACTGGGAATTGAGTAATGCACTATCTTTTGTTACCCTATATGTAGAAAGGAGGGCTATATATGGCCAACGAAAAAATAAGAGAATCCGTAAGGGTGAACAAGGTTCGTTTTTGGGAAATCGCTGAACGAATGGGAATGCAGGATAGTGCTCTTTCCAGAAAGATGAGGCGTGAACTTCCCGAAGCTGAGCAAGCAAAAATTCTTAATATCGTCAAGGAGATTGCGGAAGAAAGAGGGGCTTGTTGATGCCCATTGTGACAGAGCGCGAAGCATATATAAAAAGAACAAGCTTGTTAACCCCTAAAGAAACCGTCAAACGCGGAGAACTGGAGGGGTTTTGCTTTTCTGAACATGCACTTAGGCAATGGTTAAAATCCGGCGCTATACCTTCTAGGCAGGTTGGGACAGCAAAAAAGAATCTGATTTTTTGGCCCAACGTTGTGAAGTTTTTGACATGCGCCGATGGTGCAGACAACACACCTCCCGCCACGGTGGCGGCTTCCGGTGTTCGCCGGATTGATTAAGGCGGTGATACATTGTCTGAAGAAAATGAAATTATTACCGTTCCGCCTAAAATGCCGCACTTCACATTTTCGCAATTCAAAGACCTAACCGCATTCGATTACCTATATCAAAACTTTCATGGTTCCGAGGCGGCATTGCTTACAGCTAGCGTTGATCTTGCTGAAAATGCAAAAGAGGTTGGCTTCCCGCAGTTCAATAAAATTTTGGCAGCATACATAAAAGATATGAGAAGCGCGCGAAGAAACAACCTTGAGCCTGGGGTTACAGAATTTACAGGTCAGCCGATGGAATTAAATTGCGGTGAATGGCAATGTGTTGATTGGGGCATATCTCGGGACGGCATAAGAGGAAAAGAAATTGCTTGCCATCATGCGATTATGCCGGTGGAAAGGCTGATAAACGTTGACACGGGTGAAGTTCGGTATCGCATTGCGTTTATGCGATCAGCAAAGGCAAAAAAATGGGATAGTATTGTTGTTCCAGCAGTCACAATATCAAAGGCAAAGGATATTGTCACCTTGTCTGAACGAGGAATATCTGTCACCAGTTCAACCGCGTCCACCCTTGTGGACTTTCTGAACGATATGTGCAACTTGAATTACGATATAATCCCGGAAAGCAAATCAATCGGGCGGTTAGGCTATATCCCCGGCGAGGGATTCTCCCCGTTTGTTCCAGGCTTGGAATTTGATGGAGATGCGGCGTTTGTTTATCTGCATAAATCCATACATGCACATGGCTCACAAACGGCATGGTATTCAGCCGCAGTGGAGTGCCGCAAAATGTCCGTAACGGCAAAAATTATGCTTGCCGCATCCTTTGCGGCTCCCATCCTGTCCATTGTGGGTGCGCTGCCGTTCTTCGTTCACCTGTGGGGCGTTGATTCAGGAACGGGAAAAACAGTCGGCTTGATGGCCGCCGCGTCCGTCTGGGGTAACCCGGCGCTTGGTAGCTATATACAGACGTTCAATGCAACCAATGTTGGATTGGAACGCGTTGCCTCGTTTCTGAACCACTTGCCCATGTGCATTGATGAACTGCAGCTGACAAAGGACAGCCACGGGCGTTCCAACTTCGATGTTTACTTGCTATCCCAGGGCGTTGGCCGTGCCAGAGGCAAAAAGCAGGGCGGTATTGAAATGACACCGACATGGTCATGTTGTTTCCTGACAACCGGTGAAAGCCCCATTTTCGGCAACTCTGCCGGTGCCGGTGCGGTGAACCGTGTCATTGACATCGAATGCACCGCCGGTGATGCCGTTGTTCGTGACGGTCAACGGATTTCCGGTGTGCTGAAGCAGAACTATGGTTTCGCCGGCCCCATCTTCGTGGAAAAGCTGTATTCATCGGAAAAGATGTTGCAGCAGGTTCGTGAGGTCTATAACGATTATTTCCACGATCTGCGGCAAGGTGATTCAACGGAAAAACAGGCCATGGCCGCCGCTGCCATCCTGACAGCTGATTTCCTTGCTTCCCTGTGGATATACAACGATGATGGTGAAACCGTCCTGACCGTTGAAGAAATTGCCCAGTTCCTTGCCTCCCGTGATGCTGTGTCAGCTGGCAAGCGTGCCTATGATTGGTTGTGTGATTGGATTTCTGCGAATGAGGGACGTTTTCGCCGAGATGGTGAGTTGTTACCCAATTGCGAAATTTACGGAGCAATTGAAAAAGGGAATGCTTACATTATCAAATCGGTATTTGAACGGGAAATTACCAACGCTGGTTTTTCATCACGGGCGGTTCTTAGTTACCTAAAAACAAACAATTTGATTGATACCCGGGCGGATAAGGGATTCACCAAAACAAAGAGAATTGGAGAATCAACACCGCAATGTGTTTGTTTACACTTAAATTCAGCTGTTGAATCACCAGTGTGGGACGGGCTCCCACTTTAGTTCCCACATTAAAACATTATGAAAGTTCATGTTATGTGATGTTTTAATTTCAGAAGGTTCGTTTTTGGGGTGAATATATTATTTGTTTCTAAAATGTGGGACTGTGGGAGTTGTGGGACACCCCAAACAATGTCTATATAGAAGTATTGTTCAACAATAAAAATGAAAGCAATATTCCTTTTATATAGTATTGCGCGAAATACTCCCACATTCCCACATTTACAAAACACGTAATTTTTACAATATAAAAATATATATTTCAATAAAGAAATAACATAAAAATCGCATTTCTAAAGAGAAAAAATGTGGGAATTAGATTCCCACAAAAATAAAACATGTCCCACATATATAGAAATAGAGCCCTAATGCATTTAAGGAGGTTTCTATTTGATTATTCAGAACAAAGGTAATCAAGAACACACGCATAAAATGTCCATCATGCAGGGCGCATTGCGTACCCTTCTGCGTTCTGAAGTAAGCGCAGAATTTTACAGCTTCCCACAGCGGTATATTACCGGCCTTGCAAATGATTCTGACGATGGATCTGATGCCTTTGAAGCATGGAAAGCAACCATGTCAAGTTTTATCGCGTTCACAAAGGACGAGGACGGTGACAGCCCCCACCTGGGCCAGTTCAGCCAGCAAAGTATGTCCCCGTACACGGAACAGCTTCGGACGTTCGCCGCGCTGTTCAGCGGTGAAACCGGTCTGACTCTTGATGATTTGGGCTTTGTGACGGACAACCCTTCCAGTGCTGAAGCAATCAAAGCCGCACACGAAAACCTCCGTCTTACTGCCAGAAAAGCACAAAAGACCTTCGGCAGCGGTTTCCTGAATGTGGGTTATCTTGCCGCGTGTGTGCGTGATAATTTCCCGTACAAGCGCGAACAGTTCTATTTGACCGCGCCCGTCTGGGAACCTGTCTTTGAACCTGATGCCGCCATGCTGTCCAGTATTGGCGATGGTGTGGGCAAGATCAACCAGGCCGTTCCCGGCTATTTCAACGCGGACAATCTCAGCAAATTGACGGGGGTGATGAAGCATGAGTAACATTGCAAAAGCTTATGTGCAAATTGTTCCGTCAGCCAAGGGTATCAGGGGACAGCTGACCGATATTTTCAATTCTGAGGGTAATTCTGCCGGCGCTTCCTTTGGCAACAGCCTGATTGGCAAGGTTAAGAACTTGATTGCAACCGCCGGTATTGGTGCGGCCATCGGAAAAGCCATTACCGCCGGTGCGGATCTGCAGCAAAGCCTTGGAGGTATCGAAACTCTGTTCAAGGATTCTGCAGACCTTGTTATCAGCAACGCAGAAAAGGCATATAAAAATGCCGGTATGTCTGCGAACCAGTACATGGAAACAGTAACCAGTTTTTCCGCAAGCTTGATTCAGAGCCTTGGCGGTGACACTGCTGCCGCGGCTGACGCTGCCAATACAGCCCTGACGGACATGGCCGACAATGCCAATAAAATGGGTACCAGTATGGAACTGATACAGAATGCGTATCAGGGCTTTGCAAAGCAGAACTATACCATGTTGGACAACCTGAAGCTTGGCTATGGCGGCACCAAAACCGAAATGGAACGGTTGCTTGCCGATGCCCAAAAGCTGACAGGCATAAAATATGATATTTCAAACCTTTCTGATGTATATGAGGCAATTCATGTTATTCAGGAAGAAATGGGAATTGCCGGTGCAACAGTTGACGAGGCTGCAGGGACATTCTCCGGTTCGCTTGCATCCATGAAAGCCGCGTTTTCTGACCTGTTGGCAAACCTTGCCACGGGCCGTGATATTGGCGCTTCGTTACAGGCGGTAAGCGATACGGTATTTACGTTTGTTCAGGGGAATTTACTGCCAATGATGGGTAGCATTGTCTCCACATTGCCCGAAATGTTTATTGGTGCATTTGACCTTATTGGCGAAAATCTAGCCGTAACAATTCCTGGAATGGCCGGTATCTTTGAAAACTTGGAAACTGTAGTTATTTCGTTGACAGCGGCCATGGTTGCATATAAATCCGCTATTGCAATTTCCAGTGTGATCGATGCTTTACGGGCAGCAACCGAAGGGCAGACCATTGCACAAACATTGCTGAATGCGGCAATGTCTGCAAACCCCTTCGTTTTGGTTGCGACCCTTGCGGCCGGTGTTACAGCTGCAGTAATAACGTTGTGGAACACAAATGAAGGGTTCCGCAGCGCTGTTACCAGTGCATGGGAAAGCGTGAAAAGCACGGTTTCTGCAGTTGTTGACGCTCTGGTTGGATTTTTTACCGGTACCGTGCCTAATGCCATCAATACCCTTGTTACAGGAATAAAGAGTATCCCGGACAAAATTGTGAGCATATTCCAAAATATTAGTTGGGGCGAAATCGGCTCCAACATTATCAGCGGTATTGCAAACGGTATTTCTTCCGGTGCAAGTGCAATCATTTCCGCTGCCCGGTCTGCAGCACAAGCCGCATTGAATGCCGCAAAGCGGTTCTTGGGCATTGCTTCCCCGTCTAAGGTCATGCGTGATCAAGTCGGTAAATTCATCCCGGAGGGCATGGCTATCGGTATCGAAGCCAACACCAAGCCCCTGCAGGATGCAATGCACGGGCTGTCTGAACTGACTACCGGGACTATTCATGCTGACCTGGCAAGAGGTACAAATGCAAAGTTCGGCCCGACATCCAACACAGGCCCCGTCTACGGCGATAATTATTTTAATATTGTCGTTAATGCGGGTGACATTCGTGATGTTGATGAACTGGCAGAAGTTCTTATGCAGAAGATTCAGTTTGAAGTGAGCAGAAGAGAAACCTGCTTTGCTTTCTGATGTTTATTCAGAACAGAAGCGAATAAAAAATCACCGCCTGTGTCCGGTGACATAGGCGGTGTGATTCGCAAAAAAAGTCCCCGGCGATTAGATCAGCCGGGGAAAAACAGGTTATGACAATCCAAAACATATTATACCGGAGGGATGCAGATTTGTCAATGTCCAACGAGGAACTTGTGGCGGCGATTCGCGCCGGCGCCGTTGAACGCATACCGGAACTATGGGAACAGCTGGAAAAACTGGTTATGTGGAAGGCTATCCGTGTAATGCATTCTATGGAGGTAAATGGAAACACCTGCAGGGGTGGCGTTGAATTTGAAGACTTGGTGCATTCCGGTTATCCTGCATTGGTGGCAGCGGTAGAAACATACGATCAATCACAAGAATCAAAGTTTTCAACATGGTTTATGTTTTACCTTAAAACTGCTTTTGCAGAAGCTACAGGATACAGAACCAAAGCGGGACAGAAAGAACCTTTGAATAATGCACTGAGCATGGACAAGCCACTTTCTGACGAAGCCGACAGCGATTTGTTTGGTGATTATATTCCGGATCCTCAAGCTACAGCTGGGATGCAGAGTGTTGAAGAAAAGTATTGGCATGAACAATTGTGCGAGGCTGTGGATACGGCCATGGCCGGGCTTACTGATGATCAAAGGGAAATAATTCAACTGAGATATTATCAGGATATGACGCTAAAGGAAATCGCAGAAGCGCAAGGCATTTCACCTGAACGCGTAAGACAAAAAGAGAATAAGGCACTACGTACATTGCGTAATCCAAAGCATGCTTGCAATCTGATTTCCTTTTATGATTTCAACTATTATTGCTGCACGGGCTTGGATGCTTTCAACCGGACGGGAATGAGCATCCAGGAAAAATATTTGATA